ATAGAAGCCGAGAATGGATAGCGTGTTGTATAAACAACAGCTCCCGTCAGTGGTGTGCCATTCTTTGAGGCACAGGCGATTGCATATGTAAGGCAATCGATTTCAACTTTGGAGTGTGTATAAACACTCCGCCCATCGCCAACGATTTCTCTGTCGCGAACGATGACACAACCGCCAGGTGCTTTGGGATGGGTTGAAGCAACACCAACAGCTTTGGCTATATCCATAAAGTATTTCTCTTTATTTTTGATATAAGTTGGGTCACCTTTAGGGCTTTGCATATCCACGATTTAGTATCTACTCTCTTATATTAGGTAGTGAAACACAATAGTGCGACTACATAATGGATAACGAATTTAAATGGAAAGTAGATGGTGACAAAGGTAATCGTGCGTGGATGGAGATTGCACCTGATGTAATTAACATTGCAGATGCACACGATGCTGTCAACTCACCAAGTCATTACACCAAAGGTCGCTTTGAAGCTATCGATGTAATTGAAGATGCAATTGAAGAAGCGCCTTCTACAAAGACTGGCTTTCTTCAAGGGCAAGTACTCAAGTATCTGTTACGTCTATGGCATAAGATTGATGCTAAAGAAGATGCAGAAAAAGCACGTTGGTATTTAAATCGCCTTATTGATTCGCTAGACTGAGAGAGCCGCTGATAAGCGGCCTAACGTTAGCACCGACGGAAGAATAGATAATTGCTGCGTACTTCAAGTGTCTCGTGAGACTGGATGTGTGGCAATAAATTATCGTATGTGTAGGCTAGGTCGTGAGTTGAGTGATTAAAATAAACACTGATACCTTTATTTAGTTCAGTGTCTTTGGGTTGGTACCAAGCCCTTACATTAAAACATTCCCAAGGCTCAAGTCCGTGGGACACCCAACTGTTCAGTTCCTCTAGGCGCTGAGCAGTTTTTATTATGTGCTGCTCGTGCGCTTCTTCTGTAGGTAAAGCAGCGACATTGTTATACAAACAAGCGTGCTTCCACATCAACGTACCATCACGCTGGATGAGCCTACAAGGATGTACCTTGTTACCTGATGGCAAGTTATAAAAGATACTTTGATTGAGGTGCTTACTCATACTTCACCTCGGTTCTCTTCAAAGTACTCAAGGTCTTTAGACCAGTTGTCACCTGCGAATTCGTTATAGATAATTCGACCGACATCACGGAACGTGTTATAAAACAACGTTACCTTATCGATATCAGTAATTGCTTCATCTAATGGCGGGCCATAGATAACGAAGTTCCAAGTACTAGGGCACACCGATTCAAACCCATTAGGTGTAGCACGAAGTTGTTTAACCCGTTTGAAGGGGATACACATAGGATAATCCCAAACAACAGGTGCAGCCCTAAGCAACTCACTTGCACTAGTAAAATAAACAAACGATTTAATATAACCATTACGGTACTCATTAATAGTTTTGTTTAACCAGATGCGTGAGTTACGGACAGCACCCTTAGGTGCAACCCATACGTTGCCGTGCCAGTGCTCTTGCAACGGATTGATTTCAATGCTAGGAACAGAAGTGGCATTGACTAGAACCTGCTGTACAGGGTCAGAAGTAGGGTCAAAATCAATGCCACCCATTACCTGACGGGCGCGTTCAATAAGCTGCGGCGTAGGGTATAAAGGTAGCTTTAAGCCAGACGCTTTAAGCTTGTCCGCTAAATTCTTCTGCGAGCGCTCGGAGGCTTTCTTGGCTCCTACCTGCTTCGACAGCAAATGTTCTTGTTCCAGCATCACTAATTAGAGTAATCAACACGTTTTTAGACCAATCATTTTCGTCAATCTCCTCAATCAGGTTGCGAAGGAACGTCAGTACTTCTTCATCTTCTTCACGTTCTGCTGTATGAATATCAAATTCAATAGCGTGACCGCTCATAAATGTAGTTGAATCATTCTGCAAGTTGATAATCAACGAGCCTGCCCCTTGTTTCTCAACACCGTTCATAGCGATGTCGATAAGGTCAGATAGAATCAACTCCGCAGTAGCTAACAGGAATTGTTGCTCTTGCTCTTTCTCTTTGCCAAACTTGTCAGAGGCTACGAGTTGTTGAAGTAAGTCAGTACGTCTTGACATAATTAATTGACTCTCTAATTAGGATAAGTAATTTAAAATTCATTCGTGGGGTCATCTTCATTATCAATAGGATTACCTAGTAAATCAGAGTCCTCAGGAGTGATTTGGCCAATATGTTTACCATTCAACAAGTCAACCATAACAGCTTCAAACCGTTCGTCATACTCAGTATCTGGATTGAATAACATTTCAGCACGCTCTTGTACCAGAGCTTCATCAATCTCTTTCTGCTGCTGTTTAAGTGCTTCTTCCATTACATACTCAGCAACTTGCTGCTTAAGTGTGTGGACTTGACAAGCTAGCTCAAATGATTCCAGGTAGGAATCGTTATCGACAAAGACGCCGACACGCTGCGGAATAAGATGGAAAGGATTGCAGCAATACTTATTGCCACAAGTAGTTTTAACACCAGTAAATCCAAGGTCACCCCACGTAAACCACATTGCCACTCGCTGTGGATGGTGCTGTGTTGACGATGAGATTGCGTGCCTACGCCAGGCGAACTGTGGTTGCTTGGTTCTGTTGTTGATGCAGCCCTTCCATTCCCAGCATTCATCTGGTTGTCCGATGTCCACCTGGCTCCAGAATTTAAGTGCACGACGTCGCTCCTTCTTCAATAACCTATCAATGTCAAAACTAATGCGACCTTCACGAGCAGAAGCTACGCAACGTACACAAGCTTGATGACTATCGTATCGCATTGAGTGAGTACTAAACCTGCCTAAAGAGTGACCGGAATAGATACAAAGTTCTCCCTCTTCAGCAGTGTTAGACATTGTCTGATGTCGTCTGCCATAGGCGTGACCGCCTCTCCTGTTAGCTGGTTTAGCTTCACTCATAGTTCATTCTCCTGACGCTGATGTGTACCACCGTGTGCTGGGAACTGTTCTTCAGTAGGCAACAGCTCGAGCTTGGTGTGAATCATATATTCATAGCGAGTGCTGTTCTCATACTTAATACGAACAAGCTTTGCACGTGGTGTGTAGTACTCAGGGCGACCAACAATCAATGCAGTCATCCCATTGTTAGCAACTCGGACACGTTGCCCGAGTTTGATTTCATTAGCAAGCATTATTTATTACCTTGTTTAACTAAAGTGTAGTGAAATATGTAGTGTGATGTGACCTAAAAGTCGTTCAGCATTGGGTTCTCTGGCAGTGGGTCATCTTTAGGACGTTGCCATACACGAACCGAACGTTTCTTACCAGTCTCTACATCCTTACGGCTGGTAACTAGACGTCGCCAACCCATAGCTTGCAAACAATCAGCAACACGACGTGATTCCTTACGACCTTGCTGACGAGGGTCAAGCTCTAGTGCATTAGACAATACGTCTGCTGCAGTTACCTCTTGCCTAATCATTACATAAGATGCAATCTTATCCATCCAAGGGTCAGGGTCACCGAACTCTTGAATGTATTCAGCAATCTGTGCAATCTCACCAGCGTTGAATTCATAGGGCTGACCGTCACGGTAGGCATTTACAGCAGCTGCCCACATACTGTCGCGCTCTTCAGCAAGCTGACGCCAAGGGATTTGGAAGCCACCACCAATCTCCAAGGGGACAAACCTCCTGTTCCCGGTACTATCCACCAAGAATTGGTTGCGGTTAGTAGTACCGATAAGCACAAAACGACGAGCAAGCTTAGAAGGAAGACTTGCGTAAGGGAAACGGACTTCATCAGTACGACTGGTGATAAGGTTCTTAAAGTTTTCAATGTTTCTGATATTGAAATAGTTATCAATCTCAGGTAGCTCCAACAGCCAAGCAACGTGCAATCTGTACTGCTCTCGCATCAATGTATCGAGAGGTGTTGTAATCTCTGAGAACAACGCATCAGGTACAAGACTACGGCTGAACTGTGACTTACCAGCGCCTTGTGCACCGACAAGGATTGGCAGCCAGCTCATACTGCAACCAGGGTTATACGCACGAGCTACAGCACCAATCATCATCCGCTGCATTGCAAGTGTTGCAATCGCGTGCTGATTACCTAGAAAGACTTGTCCAATCCTTTCCCAATCAGGGTGTGGCTTAGCGTGTGCTGCACAGTGGTCAAGGTACCGGCGGATAGGACAGGATTGATTTTTCTGTGCTGCATATTGAATAGCAGACTTAATGCGAGGCTCGGGAATAAATACACCGTGCTCACAAGCAAGCTTAGTAGTCATCAAGTCAAGGTCATTACCTTGCAAGACAATCGTTTTACCTACTGGGTCAGTGTATTCAATGGAGCCAGTGAGTTCATTCTTGCGGAGGTCGTGAAGTATATCTTTGACCTTCTCGACATCTGATTCCCTCTCTTTAGCCGCATCATCGCCGCTTCTTTTGGGACGACCACGCTTTCGCGTAGCTTGAGTAGCATCCGGTAGTGGTTCAAGTTCAATGACATTATCCATAGATTCAGTGTTGTGTAAAAATACATCGTCAAAGCTGACTAGCGGGTCTACTTCTGTGTAACCAGCAGCAGACCCAGCTGCCCTAAATCTCAGCTCTGACGGCAAACTAGATGTCCA